GCATCTGCCATAGAAACTTTAAGTGTGTTACCTAAAGCGCCTGGGTAGCGAGCTGCAAATTCACCATAAGTGGCTGCACCTGTTGAATAGTTATCTAACCAATCATCATTGTTTTTAATTAATATACCTGCGCCGTTTGCTACAGCGTTTTTTGTTGATGCGATACTAGCTGCACGAACAACTTTTAAGTTATTTGAATATGCTAAGAAGTTAGCAGCAGAGAACCAGTATTCATAATTAGTAGAATCAGGTTTGCCAAATGCCGCAGCAAAGCGAACCTCATCCGATATTGTTACAATTTCACCGACTGGACCCCATGCGAACGGCCCCGCAAATGCGCCAATTGAACTGGCCGTTGAAGGGACAATAGTAGTCAAATCAATTTCTGATACGTTTATCCCTGGTGAGAGCTGAAATGCCATTGGATTTCTCCTTTAAAAATAGGTCAAATTCGTTTTTATTAGTGTATTTAGTTTTTTAGAAAGTTGAGGATAGATAACCTTTTTGAGTCCAAATATCTCCGGTCTCAGCATCTACTATTGTCTCTTCTCTCCTACCATCATCAAAAACACCTACGGGCGTGAGTTCTTCTTCTCCCAACATATTTTGTTCAGCTAACATTAACTTTCTCACATCTATGTTTGTGCTATCTTTAAAGAAAGTTTGGGCTGTTAACCACGCAAAAAGAACTAAACCCATAACTAAATCGTCATTATTACCTTCTTCAGCTGCGTAACTATCACGAACCCTTGAAAAGGTATTCATTTCAGCTATCGTGTCAAAGTCATTAATGATTAACTTATCATTTTCAACAAGTGTTTTTAAGTTAGCACATCCAATTTTCTTTACAGATTTGGTTGTTTTAATACCAAAAGAAGTAGCTCTTCTAAAACCAGCAGAAATGCTTTGACCTTTGATATGGTGATGTTCTAACTTGTAAATATTTTCATACTCTAAATCGTAATGTAGAATATCAACCACCTGTTGGCCAATATTATTTGTTTCAATTAGAGCAAAAGCATCATTGTATTTTTTAGCCACCGAATATATGATGGTTGGGAAAAACAATAAAGGTAATTTATTATTCCTATATTTAGCGACCTGCCTATAAGGCGTTTGAGTGACATCTAACACATTAATGGTAGAATAGTCAGCTTCAACACCCTCAGCACAATCAACCGTGGCGATATACATGTGGCCCGGTATAGGTTGTTCATATAAATCTAACCCTTCATCCGAAGATAGTGGGTTATGAAATGCTAAACTTCTTAACTTGGTTCCAGAAATTAATGTTGCTGATGAACCAATAAATTCTGTTTCAAACTCTACACGGAACTGTTCTTCACTTGTATTCCGTATTGTTTCTTCTTTCCAGGCCACGTCTCGACCTGGTACCATTGACCAATGAACCTCAACGGGTTTGTATGTTGACCGTCCCTCAATAGCATCTGTCCACATCTTATAGAACAGATTAAGACCATTTGGTGTTGATACAATGATAACTTTGGTCGTTTGACCAGAAGAAATCACAGGATATGTTGACTGGAAGAAGTCTTGTGCCATATTATGAGGCACAAAAGCAAACTCGTCAAGGAATATCAGGTTATAAGACCCGCCTCGAACACCATCAGCTGATGTTGCATAAGCGAATATCTTTGAACCGTTTTCTAATTCAATATTACCTTTGTTCCAAACAACAATACCTTGTTGCAACCATATCGGTAAATATTCATAGGCCTTTGTTAACCTATCTAAAATCTCACGAGCCAAAGAACCTTTGTTAGCTAATATGCCGATTGTATAGTCTGGATTAAACAATACACACCATAACATATAACCAACCGCTGAAGTTGTTTTACCAACCTGCCGAGGCATCTTTGCAATACTAAATCTATTTTCATGGAAAGACCTGACCATATCTTCTTGAAATGGCCACATCTCAAACGGAACCAAACCACGGTCCACGTTCACAATCTTCACATAATTTTTAATAAAGTGTACCGGGTCTTCGGTACATTTAATAATTTCTTTTACTTGTTCTTCTGTGTAAGAAAGCTCAACTCCAACTTTTTTAAGTCGGTCATTACCAAGATATCCGTCAGACATTTTATTTTACAATACTACGAAGCATCCATGCTTTTTTCTGATGAGCGCCCAATAAATCTTGTAAGAAGTTTGATACTGCCGGTTCACTTGCCATGTCAGCAGCTGCAATACCCGCTCTTAAATGAATAATAAAACGGTCATTATCAGACTTCAATTCAGTAAACATGGATAACGCTGGAGGCACATTTAATTGTTCTTCGATGTCTGCTAACTCTAAAAATCTAGTCATTGATCCTGGTGCATATGCGTCTAGTTGGCGAATGTGTTCAGCGATAGTATCGTTTTGAGCCCATACGTCATTATAAAAACCATTTAAAAAGTCATGGTATTGTGAGAAATCTTTACCTTCAATGTTCCAATGAAAGTTATGCGACTTTAGGTATAAAGCGAAGTTTGTACCTAAAATCACTTTGAGTTGTTGTATAAGCTGTTCCATGATAATCCTTTATTTTATTATACTATTTATTATTCTTTAAAAACTTAACTAATTCATTTGTAGATCCAACAAAAACCGCCTTGTCCACGTTTAAACTTTTTGCGCCTGACGCAAAGTCTTGATGGTTTGTGTTTAAATCTCTACGTTTTTTTTGCACATCTAACAATTCTTTATTCATATCTGCTAGATTTTTAATCATTGTTGCAGCCACTTCGTATGCCCTAGGATGCTCAGATTCTTTGGCAACCCTTAATAATTGGTCCATGGCATCGTTGCCCTTTTCAATAAGACCTCGAATGTTACTACGAGCAAAAGAAGCATCATCTTCTACCGTGGTTGTTAAGTCTTGGACAGGAAGAATTTCTTGGATAGGTTCAAGTGGTGGTTCAGGATTAATCTCAAACACAGCTGGTTCGATATTTAATGCTTCTGACAATTTTTTATTTATTTTACTCATTATGTAAATGGATACTCATCAATAACTTCTGAAAAGCCAAACTCATCATCACCGTTGGCTGTTGGTGGAACAGGTGTTGTAATTACAATAACTGTTTTAATTGGTGCATTATCAAGAGACTTTACTTTATAATAAGCATTAGTCTGAGCGCCAGTAATATAATCATTAGGAGCTAATAGTTTATTTAGGTTCTCCACAACCAAGGTTCCAGAAGCAGTATTACTAAAATAAGCAACATCTCCAGTTACACCATTAATACTAGAGAAAGATTCTCCAGTAGCAAAGTAATTATTACCATTAGCATAATCAACATAAACTTTTTGTGCTTTTCTTGTTTGACTGTCAATGGTAATATTTGTATTGGCTTTGCGAATTTCTTTTTGATTATCTTTAACTGGTGGCCAGATATATCCTTTAGCTGTAAAATCTAATGTCCAAATAATCAGGCGAGTGGACATCATGTCACCTTCATATTCGGTTTCTGGAGACACAGAATTTAAAATGATAGGCATATCATATTTTTGTGGCATACCTTCATTAAATTTGACAGTTACATTAAAATCTGGTGTAAAAAATGGCAGTATTTGCTCAAGTATTTGTGTGCCGTCTTCAGTATTTCTCACATAGATTGACAATGTAAAATCAAAGTTATAAGGTATTGGCGCATATTGCGTTTTAATACCAGATGTTGTACCGCTAGAAAAGTTTTGTAATGTAGATAGTTGTTTACGAGAAGAATCGTAACTTAACCCAATCATTTCAAACGATATACGAGGAACAATAGTTGCTATTGTTTTTGTTAAATTAGGGTCAGATGTAATACGAGTTAAGTATTTCTCTTTTGAACCATATGAAAGAGGTACTTTCCACAATTCATACTTTGTAGATAAATCTTTTGAATACCTTTGTAACTGAATGTCGTTAAAAATGGTACCAAAAGCCACTACAACTTTTCGTATTGTTCGATTATAGAATTGAGAATTACCTAACATTATGGTTCACCAAAAGGATTGTGTTCAGTAAAATCAAGGATAGAATCAGATTCAGATTCAATACGAGCGTTATCAACAATATCTTCAAAGGTATTATTCATTGTAGCGGTATCAGATACCACAGAGATTGTCCATTGAGCATTACTTGTATTACCTTTTAAAATGCCAGTATTAAATGTTCCAATTGTTCGATAAACGTCAATTTGAGTATTTGGTGTAAAATCATAAACAAGGCCAGTTACCGTAGCACTTGCTAAATTAGCGCCTTGATAAACAACCTCATCATTAACAAAGGTGCCTGTTCCGCCAGATGAGAAAGAAAGCCTTGTTCTTGGATATTCTTCACGGACTTGCTCATCAATTTCTGAAATACCGGTTTCAATAATTTCGTTAGAGAATACAAACTGTTTAAGTTTTAGAGCATACACATAGACATTACCACCACGACCACGACCTAATGTATAATACATGGCCTGATTGTTTTCGTGTTCTACAAAGGTAATTTCAAATAGATTTTGAACCAAAGGAACGTAAATTAAATCGCCTTCATTTGGTCTAATTTGTGGAACTGTAGCTGCAAAACGTCTTCGAGCTAATAGAAAGGACATTTCATCACGAATTTCTAAACCAAATTTAGAAATAAAATCGCCTTCGCCTTCCATACCCATAACGTCTTCCAAATACATTTCAATTGGATAAGCGGTTGTATATGTTTTGAGTGGGTCTTCACCAAAAATATAGTCAACTTGGTCACGAGAACTTCTAGGCATGTAATATACATCCATACCATTAAGTTTCATTGACTCAATAACTAAATCTTCAACGAGCAACTGCTCGGAGGTTATGTTCTTGGGAAAATTATTGAAATATAAATTTGTGGACATTCATCATTAACCCATAAATATTTCACTAGGAAGAACATTGTAAGATGACATTTCTTCTTCAATCTTATCAATTTCTCTTTGAGCTTCTTCCATGATTCTTGGTCCGTCAAGTGTTACTCCACCAGGCAATTGAACACCAGCAAATTTACTTAAATTGCTACCCCATTGGTATTTGATTTTAGCAGTACCGTATTGTTTAAGGAAACGGTCATTCCATACATCCGAAGTTCCAACTTTAGTAATTGTATTACCTGTAACATTAGCAGATAGCGTTGAAGCTGCAATTACAATTTCTGTTGGAGAATTAATTTTACGAATTTGAACTTGTTGGCCATCTGACAAAGTAATAAAATCATTTTCAATAACTTCTTGGTCAAATACTGTTCCGGTTCCAATAATTGTATTTGATGTAGTATTACCAGATACGGTGCCAGTTAGTGTAATTGTTTCAGGTACTAATGCACGATAGCATTCAATGATAACATATTTACCAAGTTGTGCATCTCGTGTCCAGTCAATATCAAGCATTAACCTATTTTGATGACGATTAAATCGGAATTGTGGAGTACCAGAGAATAACAAGTTTAATGTTCGAATATGTTGCATGGTGATTTCATATGACACATAACTTACAGAAGTAAAATCATAAAGGTCATGTAACCTTAATTGGTAACGTAAGTCAAACATATTGACCGATGAACTTGAATCGTCAAATGGCAATACAGAATGGACAAATATAATAGGATCAGGACAATAAATCCAACGTCTATCAATATCAGCTTGTGTGAATTGATGCTTCATATAAATCTTTTCACAACCATCAAAATGATAGTCATGGAAAAACTGTATAGCATCATCTATACGGTCATCAACTTGGTCGTCATCTACGTTAATTTCAATAACTGGATGGCCAAGTCTTCGTAAGCAGTAATCTTTAAACTGCGCTCTGGTTGCTGGTTTTGCCATTTATTATCCTAAAGCAATCGCAAGTGCTAATGCGTCACCAATGGTAGCGGCCGCCTGACCTTGAGTATATAGAAAACTGGCGTGAAGATTGCCCGAAACACCAACGCCACCCGCAACAGTTAATGCACCAGTAGTTGTAGATGTTGATATAGTTGTGTTTGTAACATTAACAGAGGTAACTGATACATTACTCAATGTTGGTGAAGTATTAAGAGTGACTGAACCTGTACCAGTAGAAGTGGTTACTCCAGTGCCTCCATCAACAACCGCAATCGCCGAAGCAAGACTAGAAACAGTACCGCCAGTAATATTTGCTCTTAATGTTGCAGTATTGGAAGCAGTTAAAGAACCAACCGCAAGAGTATTTGATGTTGGGTCAGTAGTTAAATCTTTAAATAAGAAGAAGTTTGAACCAGCTTGTCTTATAAGTCCTGCATACTTTTGGCCGGTTGCATTATAGGTTCCGTAAAAACCAATATCTAAACTATCAGCTGCAATATTATTATTTGCAAGTTTTAATAATGAATCGCTGGTTGATACTGTTGATGTATTAACGGTTGTGGTTTCACCATTAACAATTAAGTTACCCGTAACTATTGTATCGCCTGATATTGTGCCACCAGATGAATTAAATTTAGTTGCAGCTAAATCATAAGCCGTTTTAACTGAATTTGGTGTGGCGGCTGTTGTTGTGCTGGTAGAACTTATTGAATCTGTAAGTTGAACAACACCGGTTTGTGATGTTGAAGTAGAACGAATAGTAGTATTAGACGCGGATGTTAAACGACCTTTAGCATCAACCACAAAAGTTGGAACAGAAATACTATCACCATAACCGCTCGCTGTAACACCCGAATTTATTAGACCAATATCTAATGTGTCTGAGCTAGCATTAGCTGTTACAAATATACCATTAGCAACATCTGAAGTAATTGTAAGTGTATCATTATTCGCATCAGCAACTAAAGACGTTCCATTAGCCACAACGGTGCTAAATGCTAATGCTGATACTGAATTGGCCTTATCAAATGCAGCTTGAGCTATAACATTAGATGAATTTGCCTTATCAAAAGCTCCATTCGCATGAGTATATACCGTTGCTAATATTGATTCTCGTGCTAAAGCAAACCCGCCAGCAGTTGACCCGTCATGCACAACTACTACTTTTTTATCGGTATCTACGGTAATCTCAGCTGTAGCTCCTGTAAATACAGAAGTCTGTGCGGTATTACCTCGTCTTAATTGTAATTGCGTTGGCATTCTATTTTAACCTTTTTTATATTCTTAACCCTATTATTTATTTAGTTATTCTTTTAGGCAGCTAAATCGAAAGAAATCAATCCGTCATATTCCTCAGGAGCTATCCTCATATCGTAAATTCTACCAATGGCTTCATTTCCAAGACCGCCATAAGCTGGGTCTGCCACATAACCATAATCACCTAGTGGGAAATGATATGTCATAAAATCGTTAGCTGAAGCGCCACCACCAGATATTGCTATTGTTGATATATCTGATATACGACCATTGGCGGCTACTGTAACGATTGGTGTATATGTTGCATTACCATAGACACCAGCTGTAGCTGATATTGTTGTTACATCTGTATTGGCTTTATCAAAGGCTGCTTGTGCTAAAACATTAGCAGTATTTGCTTTATCAAAGGCAGCATTTGCTTGTGTTCTTGCAAAACTATCTGTACCAAAACTACCACTACCAGCATTGGCAGTATATTGTCTTGAACCATCCGAAAACTGAATATAACCGCCAGTATTTGCAACAAAAGTGTTTGCATAGATTACATTAGCACCAGCAATTATACCACCAACGCCTGTGCCTGTGGTAATGGTGTTGGCTACAAAGTTATTTGTGGTGAGTGTTGTGGTAGCTTTATCAAACGTGAGAGAATCGTTTGAACCAAAAGAACCAGAATCATTAAACTGAATTTCTTTATTGAGACCAACAACTTGGGTGGTTCGAA